CCTGGGTGTTAAACTCACCGCGTCTTCAAAAAGCATGAAGACGTCCACTAGGCTATCATTCGCCTAGAAAAGTACCATCTCTATTGGGACCTAGTTATAACCAAGGTCCGTAGGATGGCCACTGTGGTGCCACGCTATTCGTGATCTTATACCTCGGTACTTTATGAGGTCGTCGGATTTCGAGTCGCGAAGGATCGTTTGATAGATCCTGTTCCATCTCCCAATCTTCTACTGACCTTAACGGACCTCTCTCGAGGACGTATAGGGCTTTCGTAAGATAGGGATCATCGGAGGGAAGCTGACGGGTTATTGATGCCGTCAAAGCCCTATACTGATAACCCTCATGACCCATGGTCTCCTTTCGGCGACCTACGGTCGGGGGCACGGCTTCATCGAAATCACTGATGAGTCCACCGTCGCCACATCCGTCTGGAATGAGGAGCCGCCATCGTTTTGGAATCAGATTTACCGCATCCTGGTATGAACCATGATACGTTGGATCCAAACCCCACGATAAGCGACTCCACCTCCTAACTGCGTTGGCGAACCAGTATAGTCTGTTAACATCATTAACAGGCCTCCGAATGTAGAACGGCGTTACGTCGATGCCTTGAAAGTAGTGTTTTCCACAGCTTTCTCGGAACGTACCAACTGCCCAGGACTTCTTGGTGTTCACCGTAAAACCGGCGAGCTCCAGTATCTCCACAAGCAGCGGGTACGCCTCGGTGGCGACAATGATGTCGTCGCCATATACGAGCACTCGACGTTCCTCCAATCCCAAGGTATCCACTACACTCGAAGCCAGGGCCCAAAATATCAGGGTCTCCAGCTCAAAGGTATAGCCATTACCCATGGAACTGATCTTCTGGAAAGTGATTACTTCCCCAGAAGGAAGAACTCCGCTCGGTGATCGGCTTTGCTCAAGAGCTTCATACCAGCGTGTGGGGAGGAGCGACCGGACGACTTCTTTCGAAATCGTATCGGAGGCACTGGAAAGGTCAATAGTACATAACCTACCAGTCTCGCTGCCGACTCGTGCCAACTCAGCGTTAGATTGCTGAGCTGTCCACGATGGTTTGTCGACAAGGAGGCCCACCCTGCTCAGACGATCACGAATACACTTACCGATTCCTAGCTGAACAACCATGTTCAGGTCGGGCTCGATAGCGATTACGCGATCAGTCTTTGCGTTCTTCGGAACAGTGGTGACCCGGTTACCGTGGACAACTTCGAGGTTCGGAACATCCCATCCTGGGATGCTCTTCACCATCTTAGCTGCCAACGGGTACAGGTCATGCGTTACTTGGGGTAAACCCTTAAACTTGTAATAGACGTCACGCTCCCGCCTGGTAAGGCGGGTCGTTGCGCCCGGTCCCCAAGTTGCACGGCGGAATACCTCGGGCCAACTAAAGGAGCCTAACAATCGTTCGATTTTCCGCATCGCCATAATGAAAATGGGATGCGCGGGAGGACCCACAATGGGACTCCCGAACGACTGCAGACTCCGACGGTTGGTGTCGAGGCAGATCCGCTCAGCTTCGCGGAACTTTGACAGGGCCACCTGCTCACGATCAATGCCCAAGTCCCATTCGGGATATTTGGACATCAGCTCGGAACAGAGGTAATCCCGGCCAAAAGTATCGGCATTCGAATAGTCCATTGGACTGACGGATGCAGATACAATCTTCTGATAGTCGCCACTGCTGATTGCAGCGGCGAGTTCTCGGGAGTGTTCCGTCTTGCTTCGGGAATATATACCCTTGGCAAGTTCTGGGGCTAGACAAGCGTCGTAACGGGGCCGGCCCTGAAAAGGTCCGGCACTCTTCATTCGCTTTCGCGATCGTACTCGCATGGGTTAAAACTCCATAGGTGAGTAAGGTCAGAGCCGTAAGGCCCGCCTTAAGTCGGCGGGATAAGATCTTCGAAGACACCCTTAAACTGGGAATCATTCAGAAGCCCAACCAGGATCTTCCTGGAATCCTTACGATTCTGCAACGTGCAATCGTTCGGCAGCACCGCTTCCACATTGTAGCGAATAGTATACGCTACCTTGGGAACACTCACCCCGTTGATGACTTCCGTCACCAACACAGGATGATTGTAGGTTGCTGTCGCACGGTACACGGAAGAGCCGTTCTTCGACGCCGCGGGTTCGCGGAGAGAAAGACCAACCGTCCAATAACCACTCGGATGGGTGGCCGTCTCTTCACGATAACGGGTGACGCCGTCCTGGTACTTGATACCTTTGAAGGTATGGTTAACAGGAGTAGTGGCCGCATCAGGAACAACGATGTCGGCAATGGCAAGAGCCATGGGTTTTATACCTCTAAAGAAGGAGTACCTACTAGAGAAATTCTAGTAGGGTCTAACGAAGAGCCTGCCCCAGGAGCGCAATAGCGTTCCAGACGCGCTGGCCCTTTTCTAGGCCGTGAAAGTCCCAAACGGGACGTTGTGGCCACGGAGAACTCTCGAACTTCTCTCTGTTCATATGAACAAAGTGATCCTTGGAGTGACCAATGAGGAACTTGGACGTGTCCTTATAAGACACAGTGTTATGTCCAATCCCTCCTGGTACCGTCCATTTTTCGTAGTTCATCCGGGTGACATAGCTAAAACTCCCACCCTTGAAGGTTAACCCGTTCGCTGCATCCAGCAACGAGAGGTAATTTCCAATAGGTATGAAGTAGTCAACTAAGAAGCTAAACGGTATCAACTCCCAGTTCACCTCAAGTGGGTTGGAAATTCCAAGCTCGGCTAGCGTCTGTGTCGTTGGATTCGTAACATAATAATCCAACCTACAGAACCCGCTATGCACGGTCTTGTACTTCCCTTTCACCTGGGCGACGAGAATTGTATCAGGTAGGGTGATGTTAAACCCCATTTCGGATTCGTCGCGCTCCTGCACCCCTTGCTTTACGGTTAAGCGATATCTAGCTGTATCCTCCATATCTTTTGCATGGAGGGCAGCAATCGCACCGTAGGCATCGGATGCAGCAGGCTTCCAACCGAACTGAATCTCGAGCCAAAGACCATAGATATCCCGATCAGCACCCTTCCGAAAGTTCAGACTTCCGTCTTTATTCCGGCGAGTGTTCATCAGTTTTCTCCAGGTCTTCTTATCTCGAGCCCGCAATGCCTGTATCAGATTTGCAAAGCGATCGATAGATTTAGCGATCATACCTGCAGTCTGTGCCCGTTCAGCAAAAGCAACCGAGAAGTTGACCTTCTGATCCTTCAGCTTACGTAAGGCCCCGTTTACGCAGAATGGTTTAATCCATCCTGGCAGTGACGGAGGAGGCAAAAACGGAACCGGCGCATAACCTGTCCATGTAGAGTAGCCCCATCCTGAGAAACCATTTTGCCCGACGAAATCAACTCGGGCGTCAATGTACATCGAATGGGTGTTGCCACTCCACACTTCACGGTCATAGTTCGTCGGCGGCCGCCATCCAAAGACATCGGGAGTTGTCCTAACAGGGTGGTCGGGTTTGGTATCCTTCAGGTAGCCTGCTTGTGTCTGTCCAGCGGAGGTATAACCTCCAACGGGATAGTCATTGCGGACTGACCGACGGTTCCATCCCCGATTAAAACTGTAGAAATAACTCATTATCGATGATCCTTCGTGATGACGACTTTTCCGTCTTAGCGTGAGGGGGCTAGTTCTTTAACCATTTAAACTCTAAAGCTTCGTTACGTAAGAGAATGCCATAATAGGCATTATTCCTACGACCCGCTCGTCTTGCGGGTAGAATGCTACATCAGGCAGGGGATAGTATCCCGGCTTGGGGCAGATCATTCTTTCGAGGCCTTCGACTTCTCCTTGTAGTCCTTGTAAAGGGACCATAGGGAGGTTAGAAGTCCCAACAAGAGCTCGAACTTTATCGAGCGTGGCTGTGAAGACTTGTCTGACATTATCGATATCCTTAATTGAGGTTAATTGAGTGCTAATTTGTTGTACACTCAACACCTTGGTAAAGGCGTCGGTTACGTCAGTCACAGACACTTGAGCATGCATCACCCATCCAAAATCCTCGAGATTATCGAGAGAATCGGAGGGAAAACGCAGCTCGATGTCGAACTCGCAGCTAAAACTGATTTGAACGATCATCGTTCTTTTCCTTGTTGAGTGAGT